TGAGAGGCGGCGTCAGGCGCGTACGCCGTCTGCGTCGAAGGGCTCGACACTGAACGCCGCCGCCAAAGCAAAAGGGAAACCATTCCGCCTCGCAGACTTCTTCAGCACCCTGTTAGTCGCCGAGCGGATCCCAACCTCTGTCCGTTCATTGGCAAAGGCCGAGGGCATCACGGCGTACGAAATTGGGTGGCCGATGCAGCTAACGCGTGTCGCCTGATCAGTTGAAGACCCGCTCCGGCTGTTCGTGCCACGGCAGGGCCGCGACATCGGTCAGTTTCAACAGCGTCACGGCGGGCACCTCGCGCTTGTAGACCAGTCGCTTGAGGACCCCCGGCGCGAGATAGGCGAGCCGCAGCTGTCGGCTGACATGCCGTTCGGCAAGCCCCACGGCTTTCGCCAGATCGGTGACCGTGTTGAATTTGCCAGACTCCATGCGCCGCCGCCAGCCCCACGCCCGGCCGATGGCGCGCAGGATATGCGGATCCTGCGTCCGGTCTTCACTGGGCAGATAGGTGGCGGGCGGCATGATCTTCGGCCGCCCGTTCTGCTTGCGGACCTTGAGCGGTACGAAGATCTGGATGGACTCGTCAGGTTTCATCATTCCGCCGCCACCTTCTTTCGTGGGGCCATCATGTCGCGCATGACGCCCGAGACGCCGTCGGTCCTGACATCAATCACCAGCCCCTCGGACGTGACGGTGACCCGGTGCACCAGCAACTGCACGATCCGGGTCTGCTCTGCAGGGAACAGCTGGCCCCAGACGTCATCGAACGTCTGCAGCGCGGAGATCACGTCGGCCTCTTCGAAGGCGTGACCCTCGCGCGCCAACTGGGCGATGACCTGTGCCGTGATCGACGGGGCGCGCATCACTCGCCGCAACTCGGTCACCACGGCCGCTTCCACGAGGTCGGCGGGAAGGCGGCGCGGGATGCCCTCATCGCTGGGTTCGCGATTCTTGATGACGTCCATCGAGACGTAGTACCGGTATCGCCGCGCGCCCTTCTTCGTGCTGCTCGGGGTCATGGCGGCGCCCGTGGCCGTAAAGATCAGCCCCTTGAGCAGCGTAGGCGCCTGTGCGCGGGTGTTGTTGGCGCGCTTTCGCGGGTTCTGCCGCAAGATGGCATGGACCTTATCCCACAGCTGCTCGTCGATGATGGCCTGATGTTCGCCGGGATAGGCCTTGCCCTTGTGGACCGCGTCGCCGCGATAGACGCGATTCATCAGCACCCTGTAGATGTATCCCTTGTCGACCAAGGTGCCCTGCTTGTTGCGGAGCCCTTTGCGGCGCAGTTCGCGGGCCAGCACGGTCGCTGATCCGACCTCGACGAACCGTTCGAAGATGCCCCGCACGGTGGCGGCTTCGTTTTCATTCACCACGAATTTGCGGTCCTTCACATCATACCCGAGCGGGACATAGCCGCCCATCCACATGCCCTTCATGCGGGAGGCGCGGACCTTGTCGCGGATGCGCTCGGCCGTGACCTCGCGCTCGAACTGGGCGAAGCTGAGCAAGATGTTCAGCGTCAGCCGCCCCATGGACGTGGTGGTGTTGAAGGACTGCGTCACCGAGACAAACGTTACGCCGTTGCGGTCGAAGACCTCGACCAGCTTCGAGAAATCCATCAGCGACCGCGAAAGGCGGTCGATCTTGTAGACGACCACCACATCGATCAGGCCGTCCTCGATGTCGGCCAAAAGCTGCTTGAGGCCGGGCCGTTCCAGCGTCCCGCCCGAGATGCCGCCGTCGTCATACTGATCGCGGACCAGCACCCAGCCCTCGGAGCGTTGGCTGGCGATGTAGGCCTCGCAGGCCTCTCTCTGGGCGTGCAGGCTGTTGAACTCTTGCTCCAGCCCTTCCTCGGAGGATTTGCGCGTGTAGATGGCGCAACGTTGGCGGCGGATGGGATTTGTGCGCTGATCCATCAATCATTCCCCCGCTTTCGTTCGCGCAACCCGAAGAAGCGGTAGCCATTCCAGCGTGTCCCGGTGATCGCCCGCGCAATCGCCGACAGGGATTTGTACGGTCGCCCCTGCCACTCGAACGCATCCCGCAAGACCGTGATCGTGTGCTCTACCCCGTTCCATTCGCGGATCAGCCTCGTGCCGACCACGGGATTGCGAGGATCGGCGATCTGGCTCTTGCGCGTCAGGGTGCCGCTGACCTCGTCGGCCAGCAGGTCCAGCATGCGCCGCGTTTCGCGATCAGGACCGCCATACGTCAGCTCCTGGATGCGGTAGGCCAACCTGCTCTCGAGGAACGCTCGGCTGTTGTTCGGCGCCGCCGTGGCAAAGATCGTCTGCCACTCCGCCTTCAACTGGGTGACGGACATGGACTTCAGCGCGGCCAGGCGCGCAGGGATGAGATCGGGCTTCGTCATGCGTTTCTCCGGTGAGTTGGAGCTGCATGACGGCATTGGTCGTCGGGATAGTGTAGGCAACGTTCTCCAGTATTGTCAGATACTTCGCACCCGCGCCCAAGTAACCGAACCAGCCCGAGCGCCAGCAGGCCGCACAGCTCGGCGCGGCGTTCTGCGGGCACCATCTGGTCGGGCGGGAGCGGATTGGGGCGTTTCAACTTGGTCTCCGTCATGCGGCGCTTGGCTGCAGCGCGCTCTGAGAGAGAAAAGCCAAGTGGTCGGCCTGATCGGGACAGCTGCCGTCAGAAGAGCCTGATACCGGGAATCCGAGCCGCCTAAACCGGCCTCAAGGGGCTCCCCATAGGTCATCCGTGTCTGGGGGTTCCATATGCTTGTTATGCGCCTTCCGTTCTACTGCGCACATAACGTCTTTATCAGGAGACGCTGGCGACTTGGCCGGAGAGATGAATACGTCTCCTGCCCCGAGACGCATATGTCCGCTTTAGAGAGCTTGCGCCGAACGGTGGGCGACAGCATCTATGGTGCAAGGAGAACACGAATGACCGAACAGAATCAATCAGAAACGACCACATCGTCCAAGAAGCCGCGTCGGTCACCGAATGCGGACAAGTGGGGCGCGAAGGTTATGGAGCAGGGTTTCTGCATGATCCCGTCGCTGCTGCTGCGCGCGCAACGTCGGCTGCACCTGAACCCGTCTCAGCTCGCAGTCCTGCTTCAGATCATCGATCATTGGTGGGACGCCGCACGCAAGCCGTATCCCAGCAAGAAAGAGCTTTCCTCGCGCCTCGGCATCAGCGAGCGCCAGGTTCAGCGGTACATTACCGATTTGGAAAATGAGGGGCTCCTGCGCCGGCAGGAGCGCTACGGCGAGCACGGTGGGCGGCAGACGAACATCTACGACCTGCAAGGCCTCGTCGACAAACTGGCCGAAATTGAACCCGAGTTCCGTGAGGCGCGCGAACAGGCCCGGAAGAGCAGGAAGACTGCTGCCTCACCCGGCTGGCGTCCCAAGAAGAAGACCAGGGCTCACAAGGACGGCCCCAGCTAAGCCCGACTGATCCAGTCCACCCGAAGACCTCATCACGAAGCAGCAAGATGCGCTGCTTCGAACAATTCCGCACGTCCTGATTTTCGAGGGCCAAGAAGAAAGGCGCCGCATGCACCAACATACCAAACACAGTAATCATCGGTCGCGTCGCCCTATTGGCGGCGGAGGCGGTGCCATGGACGCCGAGTTCACGCGGGAATGGCGGTGCCACGACTGCGGGCGGCTCCTCGGCAAGACCAATGGCGCTCAGATGCAAATCCGCCGCAAGCCGTTCGATTATGTCGTCGGGTTTCCGGTGCTAGCGACCTGTCCCGGCTGCGGGTCGCTGAACGTGACGAACAAGCCGTAAGCGCGCGGCAACGCGCCCCCAACCCAACCCTCTGAAACCCAAGAGACGCGCGACGTCCTGACCTGGCCACGAGAAGGCGCCGGACGCCTGGCCGCAAGGCAGGCGTTCGATGTCTATCGCGTGGCACGAGATCCGTGATCACCTTACTGATTCATCCTCCAAGCTTCACTTCCAGCGCAGCTTCGACGCCGTCCGGCATGGACAGGCTGCCCTCGCCCCGTTCCGGGATCCGGCAGCCCTGCTGGACGGGCTGCACCGCACGCCCGGCGATCCGGCCCGGAAAAACCTGATCCTCGCCGCGCTCGTCAGTGCGGCGCAGGGCGACGGGCCCGCGTCCGACTGCGCCCTCACGCTGCTGTTGCTGGCGCTCTGGCCGGGCCTCGATGCCATCCGCCGCCGGTCGCTCTGGCGCAGGATCGGCACCGCTGACGAGGTCGCGTCCGACGTTCTGGCGCGCACCACCGAAACAGTCCGCAGCCTCGATCTCAGGCGCGTCAACTGGATCGCGGCCACGGTGCTGCGCAACGTCGAGCGCGACATGATCCGCGTGCGCCGGCGCGACACGGCGCGCGAATATCTCGCCAGCTGCGCCGATCCCGACGAGGTGGCGGACAGCGGCAACAGCGGCATCGGCGCGGCCGGGTACGCGCGACTGAACGGCGCCGTGCGGAAGCTGGTCGGCGACGACGCCCTGTTGGTGATCCGCGTGGCGATCGAGGGCTTCTCCCAGGCCGAGGTCGCCGTCGAACTGGGCCTGACCGAAGCCGCCGCCCGCAAGCGGTACCAGCGCGCCATGCGCCGGCTGCACGACGCCCTCGAGGAAATCCCCTGAACCAATGTCCCGATCCGGTGCCGCCGGTGGCTTTTCCCATTCGAGCGCCCCGAGCGCCTTCCCTCCAACCGAAAGCAGACACGCATGAACCGCACTGCCGATCTGTCGCTCGAGGATTTCAGGCGTCTTCCGGGGCTCTATCGCCGCTGGGAGCTGACCGAGGTCTGCGAGCCCAACCGCAACTATCAGATCGAGGACGCCGGCGCCCATGCCGACGGGACGCCGCTGTTGGCGATCTACGTCGCCGAGCCCGCGCCCGACGTCCGCGAGGCCGCGTGATGCGCCTCCTCGATCACCTCATCTCACGGAGAAAAGCCATGCCGGACCAGCCGGACGACATCACCCGTCTTCGCAAGGCGAGCTACGCGCTCGAAGACCTCCCCGAAACCATCGCCTTCCCGCAGCGCGCCGGTGACGAGCCGCGCGAGCCGCTGCCGGTCATCGAGGCGACCGTCGACGAGATCGCCTTCGCGATCGTGGAGGCTGAGCGGGAGAGCACAGTCGCCTACCGCCGCGCAGACGCGCTGAAGCGGCTCTACAAGCTCGCCCGCGAGGCAGGGTGCATCGGCGCAGATCGCGCCGCCGCTGCAGTAATGAAAAAGGAGGGCCAGTGATGGCCCTTCCCATCATCGGCGCCGACGAACGGCTCGCGCAACGCAAGGGCATCAAGGGCGTCATCTTCGGCCGGTCCGGCATCGGCAAGACCAGCCTGCTTTGGACGCTGAACGCCTCGACCAAGCTCTTCCTCGACCTCGAGGCCGGGGATCTGGCGGTCGAGGGTCTGGAGATCGACACGCTCCGGCCCCGCACCTGGAAGGAATGCCGCGATTTCGCGGTGTTCATCGGCGGCCCAAACCCCGCGCTGCGCGAGGACCAGCCCTACAGCCAGGCGCATTTCGACGAGGTCTGCGGCCGCTACGGCGACCCGGCCGTGATCGGGAAATACGAGACCGTCTTCATCGACTCGATCACCGTGGCCGGGCGGCTCTGCTTCCAGTGGTGTCGCGGCCAGCCCGAGGCGTTCTCGGAGAAGACCGGCAAGCCCGACATCCGCGGCGCCTACGGGCTGTACGGCCGCGAGATGATCGGCTGGCTGACCCACCTGCAACACACTCGCGGCAAGCATGTCTGGTTCGTGGGCATCCTCGACGAGCGGCTCGACGACTTCAACCGCAAGGTCTTCCAGCCGCAGATCGACGGCAGCAAGACCGGGCTCGAACTGCCCGGGATCGTCGACCAGGTCATCACCATGGCCGACATCGCCGATGCCAACGGCCAGCCGCAACGCGCGTTCGTCTGCCAGACGCTGAACCCGTGGGGCTATCCGGCCAAGGATCGGTCCGGCCGCCTCGACAGGGTCGAGGCCCCGCATCTCGGCCGGCTGATGGAGAAGATCCAGCGCCCTGCGGCGCCGGCCTCCGAACGCCTGACCTGGCCGCCGGTGACCCCGGCCGATCCCGCCCCCGCGCAGGAGCCCGGCCATGGCTGAGCGCATCTCGCCATCCTCGATGTCCCGATCCGGTCGCCGGGGTGGCTTTTCCCTTCTGACGCCGCTGCGCGTCCCATCCTCCAACTGAAAGGAGCCGCGCAATGTCCGGACCTTGGAACGACTTCAACTCCGCCCAATCCAACACCAACGTCATCCCGAAGGGCACGCTCGCCAAGGTGCGCCTGACGCTCCGCCCGGGTGGCTTCGACGACCCCTCGCAGGGCTGGACCGGCGGCTGGGCGCGCCGCGCCGCCACCGGCGCCGTCTATCTCGACGCCGAATACACGGTTCTCGAGGGGCCATATGCCCGGCGCAAGGTCTGGTCGCTGATCGGCCTCTACAGCCCCAAGGGACCGGACTGGGCGAACATGGGGCGCGGCGTGATCCGCGGTATCCTCAACTCGGCGCGCGGCGTGTCCGACAAGGACAACTCGCCCGAGGCGCAGGCCCGCCGCCGCATCAACGGGTTCGGTGATCTCGACGGCGTCGAATTCGTCGCCCGCATCGACATCGGCACCGACACCAACGGCGAGGACAAGAACGAGATCCGCGCTGCCGTCACGCCCGACCATCGCGACTACGCCGCGCTGATGGGCGCGGTCGCGCCGCAATTCACCGCCGCCCCGGCGCAGGGCCACGCCCAGCAGCAGCCCACCACGGCCACCCAGCCCAGCCAGCCCGCGTCCGCCCCCGGCACCGCCGGTCGGCCGAGCTGGGCGCAGTAAGGGGGAGACCGGCCATGCGCCTGCGCCCCCGCCAGAAAACCTTCGTCGAGCGCAGCGTGGCTGCGCTCGCTTCCCGCGGCAACACGCTGGGCGTGGCGCCCACCGGCGCGGGCAAGACCATCATGCTCTCGGCGGTCACCGGCGAAATGATCGGCGACGGGGCCAAGGCCTGCGTGCTGGCCCATCGCGACGAGCTGACGGCGCAGAACCGCGCCAAGTTCCAGCGCGTGGTGCCGGGCGTCGCCACATCGGTCATCGACGCCACGGAGAAGTCCTGGGGCGGCCAGGTCGCCTTCGCCATGGTGCCGACGCTGGCGCGGGCTTCGAACCTTGCCGACATGCCGCGCCTCGACCTGCTGGTCGTGGACGAGGCGCATCACGCCGTCGCCAACAGCTACCGCCGGATCATCGACCGGGTGCGCGAGGCCAATCCCGACGCCCGCATCTTCGGGGTCACGGCGACGCCGAACCGGGGCGACTGGAAGGGCCTGCGCGAGGTCTTCGACAATGTCGCAGATCAGGTGCGGCTGGGCGAGCTGATCGCCTCGGGCCATCTGGTGCCGCCCCGCACCTTCGTCATCGACGTGGGCGTGCAGGACGAGTTGCGCTCGGTCCGCAAGACCATGTCGGATTTCGACATGGCGGAGGTGGCGGGCATCATGGACCGCGCCCCCGTCACCGACGAGGTGATCCGCCACTGGAAGGAGAAGGCGGCCGACCGGCAGACCGTGGTGTTCTGCTCCACCGTCGCGCACGCCGAGCATGTCACCGAGGCGTTCAGGGCCGCAGGCGTTTCCGCCGCGCTGATCCACGGCGATCTGGCGGCAGAAACCCGCAAGGCGATCCTCGCCGACTACGCGGCGGGCGACATCCGCGTCGTCGTCAACGTGGCGGTGCTGACCGAGGGCTGGGACCATCCGCCCACCTCCTGCGTCGTGCTGCTGCGACCGAGTTCCTACAAGTCCACCATGATCCAGATGGTCGGGCGCGGCCTGCGCACCGTCGATCCCGAGGAACATCCTGGCATCGTGAAGACCGATTGCGTCGTGCTGGACTTCGGCACTTCCAGCCTGATCCACGGCACGCTGGAACAGGATGTCGATCTCGAGGGCAAGACCGAGGCTGGAGAGGCCCCGACCAAATCCTGCCCCGGCTGCGGCGCTGAAATCCCGCTGGCTGCCACGGAATGCCCGCTCTGTGGCGAGGTATTCCCGCGGGAGGATGAAGACGGCGGCGAAGGCGGCACGGCCCCGCTGTCCGGCTTCATCATGACCGAGATCGACCTGTTGAAGCGGTCCAGCTTCGCATGGGTCGATCTCTTTGGCACCGACGACGCGATGATGGCCACGGGCTTCACGGCCTGGGGCGGTATCTTCTGGCTGGACGGTGCCTGGTTTGCCGTAGGCGGCGCGAAGGGCGAACGCCCGCACCTGCTGGGTGTTGGCGAACGCACCGTCTGCCTCGCACAGGCCGATGATTGGCTGAACACCCATGAAACCGACGAAAGCGCCTTCAAGACCCGTTCCTGGCTGCGCCAGCCGCCGACCGAAAAGCAGCTGCAATACTTGGCCCCCGAATGCCGCCATGATTTCGGCCTGACGCGCTATCGCGCCTCGGCGCTGATGACCTTCGGCTTCAACAAGCGCGCCATCCGCCAGTTGATCGACAGCGCGGCCAGCCCCGAGCGGAGGGCGGCATGACCCATGACCTCCATCACCATCATCACGGCCGAGGACCGGCGGCGGCTTTGGCATCCGCGTGGAACGCTCTGTGCTGTCTGCCGGCAACCCAGCCGTGGCTTTGGCTGGTTCGATCCGCACCGGTCGAAGCGGCCCCGGCCATCGGTCTGGTTCTGCTCGATGTCCTGCCAAGGCTACTGGACGCGTTTGGCGCGGGAGCGTGTGGCCATGGTTGACCTGACCGATGAAGAGCGCGCGGCCATCGCCGCCACCATGAAACGCGTCGCCTTGCTGATGGACGAGATCGGATGGGCCACCCCGCTGGCTGGTCTGACCGAGGCGCAAGTGCGTGCCCTTATCGAGGAGTCCGTCGAGGGCTTCCGCGAGGCCATGTCCGACATCGCGAAGGCCAATGCGCCGGAGGTGCCGTTTTGACGCTGGACTTCAATCACCGCCCGAGCTTCGCCGAGCAGGTCAATGCCGCCGTCGATCAGGCGCTGACCGCCGATCAGGCAACACGCACGCCCCGCGACTATCTTGGCGGCTCTCGCCTCGGCCACGCCTGCGAGCGCGCCCTGCAGTTCGAGTTTACTGCGACGCCGAAGGACGACGGTCAGGACTTCTCAGGCCAGTCGCTGCGCATCTTCGCCATCGGCCACGCGCTCGAGGATCTGGCCGTCACCTGGCTGCGCGGCGCGGGCTTCGATCTCTATACCCGCAAGGGCAACCGCCCCGATGGCGGCCAGTTCGGCTTCTCGGTCGCGGGGGGACGCATCCGCGGTCATGTCGACGGCATCATCGCCGAAGGCCCCGAAGGCTTCGGTCTGGCCGTTCCCGCCCTCTGGGAATGCAAGACGATGAACGCGAAGAACTGGCGCGCCTGCGTCAAGGACGGCGTGACCAAGTCGAAGCCGGTCTATGCCGCCCAGATCGCGGTCTATCAGGCTTACATGGAAACCAGCGTGCCCGGCATCAGCACCGCGCCCGCCGTGTTCTCCGCGATCAACAAGGACACGGCCGAGATGCACCACGAGCTGGTGCCCTTCGATGCCGATCTCGCGCAGCGCATGTCCGACCGGGGCGTGCGGATCCTTCAGGCGACCGATGCGGGCGAGCTTCTGCCGCGCGTGGCCACCACGCCCGACTTCTTCGAATGCCGCTTCTGCCCGTGGTCCGAGCGCTGCTGGGGGCTGCCCGCATGAGCGACGACGGCATCCTGCACTTCAACCCGTGGATGGACTTCAACGACGGGCCGCCGTCCGAGAACCCCTTCGGCTGCGACCCCGACCTCGGGCAGATCGCCGTCTTCCTCGATACCGTGTTCAGCTGGTGCGAGGGGCTGATCCCGCTCCGCGGCTTCGTCGACAAGGGTCAGGGCCGGGACGGCAAGCCGCACAACATCTGGATCACGGCCGACGACACCGCGCCGGGGAAACTCGCGACCTTCGCCGCATGGGCGAACCGCGAGGGCGCCGCCGTCTATGTCATTCCCGGCACGGTCGAGGAACAGGGCCAGGCCCGCGCCGCCGACGTGCTGCAGATGCAGGCCATCGTCGTCGATCTCGATGCGGGCGACATCCCGGCCAAGCTGGACCATGTCACCCGCCACCTCGGCGCGCCCACGCTCATCATCGAAAGCGGCGGACGCACGCCCGAGGGCGCGGCGAAGCTCCATGTCTGGTGGAAACTGACCGAACCCGCCGAGAGCGAAGAGCTGGCCACTCTCTGCCGCCTGCGCGGCGAGATCGCCGTGAAGGTCGGCGGCGACACGCATTTCCGCTCGGCCCACCAGCCGATCCGGGTGCCGGGCACGGTCTATCACAAGCATGGCCACCAGCGCCTCGTGCAGATCCGCGAACATCGCGCCATTGAGGTAGACCTAGCGGATTTCGGCGAGAAGGTCGCCGAGATGCCGCCGCTGCCCGGCGTGGGCTTCGCCAGTGACGTTGCCACGGCGACTGTGAAGCCCGGCATCGACGCAGTGCTCACCACGCCGGTTCGCGAAGGCGCGGTCGACGACTGGTCCCGGTTCCAGAGGGCGAGCGCCGCCATTGGCCATTACGTCCGACTGGTGCACGAGGGCCGCCTCGACCCCTTTGCAGGCTGGGAGGCGATCTGCGGCTACAACGCCGCCATGCTGCGCCCATCCTGGCCGCTCGATCGGCTTCAGGCAGAGTTCGAGCGGCTCTGGACGCTGCATGTGAAGCGCAATGGTCCACCGCTCCTGCGCGCGGCCCACGCCGATGCCCCGTCCAGCCCGCTGCCTACCTTCAGCCTCGGCGCGCTGCTGGATGACACGGGCCCGATGCCCGAGGACATCATCGGCCCCCGCGTACTGACGCCGGGCGGGCTGCTGGTGCTGGGCGGTGCGCCCAAGGTCGGCAAGAGCGACTTCCTGATCTCATGGCTCGTGCACATGGCGGCGGGCGTGCCCTTCCTCGGCTTCACGCCGCCACGGCCGCTGCGCGTGTTCTACCTGCAAGCCGAGATCCAGTATCACTACCTGCGCGAGCGCCTGCAGCAGATCGCGCTGCCCGCCGCCGTCATCGCCGCCGCGCGTGACACCTTCATCGCCACGCCGAAGCTGAAGCTGCTGCTCGACGCGGAGGGCGTCGCCCGCGTCACCGAGGCGATCCGGGCCGCATTTCCCGACGCGCCACCGGACATCATCGTCATCGATCCGATCCGCAACCTGTTCGACGGCGGTCCTGATGGCGGTGGCGAGAATGACAACACCGCCATGATGTTCTTCCTGAAGGACCGGGTGGAGCTCCTGCGCGAGGCGGTGAACGCGGACGCGGGCGTCATCCTCGCCCACCACACCCGCAAGGCCAGCAAGCACCAGGTCAAGGACGATCCCTTCCTCGCCCTCTCCGGCGCCAGCGCGCTGCGCGGCTTCTACACCTCGGGACTGCTCATGCACCGGCCTGACGAGGACAGCTGCGTCCGCAGGCTGGAGATCGAGCTGCGCAACGGCCCCGCGCTGCCGGGCAAGCTCATCGACAAGGTGAAGGGCGAGTGGGTCGAGCTGAACCCGCTGAACGAGCGCCTGGTGCGCAAGGAAGTCGGCGCGAAGCTCGATGCCGAACGGCTGCGCAAGCACGATGTCATCCTCGGCATGCTGCTGGATGAGGCGGCCGGTGAGCGCCTCTACACCGCCATGCAGTTCGCCGAGACCTTCGAGAACCGGGGCGGTCTGGGCAGCAAGCACACGATCCGCGAGCGCCTGAGCGTCCTCGGTACGAAGGGCTTCGTGAAGTTCCTGCGTGACCCCTCAGGGTTCGGCTACCCCGTCACCCGGTCCCGGTTCGGCTATCTCTGCGTCGAGAGGATGCAGTTCGGCGCACCCGTCGATCATGTCGATCCAGACACCGGCGAGGTCACCACCGAGGTCCGCCCGGTCCTGCCCAGCCACTTCAAATGCCCCCAGTCCGGGCTCTGCCTGCAGGTCGAAAACCCCGCCGTCTGGGTCTACCCGGAGGGGCTGGAGGACGACCTAACTCATATGAGTGAGGCCTGACTCATATGACAGCGCCAACTGTGCACTCAATGAAATCAAAGGTTTACGAGAAAATATGAGTTAGGTCCCGAACTCATGCCCGAAGACTTCATGAAGTCTTATTCCCCAATGATTTCAGCCACTTGTTCTCCCCGGAACAGTTAGGTGTCAAACCCCCATACTACGTATGGGAGGGCCACCCCACAGGGTTGGCCACTCCTCCCATACGTCCGGGCCAGCCGCGCGCGCCGCCGTGACGGTCTGTTGTGCTTCTCGATCCGACGACGGCGGCCCCGTACCGCCAAGCACCAGACCGCCGTCGTCTTCCACCACCACAGGCCACCGGCAAAGGAGACCCATTATGGCTCAGCCGACTCTGATCCCGAATTGCGACGGCGCAAGGTTTGAATCGCTGCCGCTAGACACCCCCCGCAACCGCTGCATCCTCGCGCTCGACCTCGGCACCTCGACCGGCTGGGCGATCCGTGGCCATGACGGCCTGATCACCAGCGGCACCGTCTCGCTGCGTCCCGGCCGCTTCGTCGGCGGTGGCATGCGCTACCTGCGCTTCACGAACTGGCTGACCGAGATCGACCGGCTGTCCGGTCCTGTCGCCGCGATCTGGTTCGAGGAGGTCCGCCGCCACGCGGGCACCGACGCGAGCCACATCTACGGCGGGCTCATGGCCACGCTGACCGCATGGGCCGAGCTGCGCGGCGTGCCCTACGAGGGCGTCCCGGTCGGCACGATCAAGCGTCATGCCGCAGGCAAAGGCAACGCCGACAAGGCCGCCATGGTCGCCGCCGTCCGCGCCCGCGGCTTCAGCCCGGCCGACGATAACGAGGCCGACGCCATCGCCATCCTGCTCTGGGCGATCGAGACGAAGGGAGGTGTCGCATGAGATGGCATCCCCACGGCTACGGCGGCCGACGCCGGGATCCCGAGCAGGTCAAGCGCGAGGGTTGGCAGGAACAGGGCGTCCTCGCGGTCTCCGCCGATGACGACCGCCTCACCTGGCCCGAGCGTGAACTGGTCCGCCAGCTCGGCGAAAAGCTCTACGGCCCGCGTCCCTCCGACGGGGAGGCGCGCCATGGCTGATCGCGAATGGACCGCCGACTGCGTCGCCGATCATTTCGAGGAGGCGTTCCGCACCCTGCGCAAGCTGCCGCCGGTGAAGGCGCAGGGCTACTTCAACACCTGGCCCGACATCGTGCGGACCAGCCGCGAGATCGCGGCGATGGAGCCGCAGCCGATGCGGGTCTGGCCCTCGGCCGCCGCGATCACCCGGCTCGAGCAGACCTTCGACTGGGTGCTCTGGATTGAGGAGGCGGAGCGCAAGCTGGTCTGGTCCCGCGCAGCCCGTGTGCCGTGGAAGCAGATCAGCGGCGAGCTGGGGTGCGACCGCACGACCGCATGGCGGCGTTGGCAGCTGGCACTGACCAAGATCGCTGCGCGCCTGAATGCGCAGTGACTCCAATGTGTTGCAACACTTTTTCCTTCGACATCTGCAACATGATCGTGCTATTCCGAAGGCAAGATGGGGAGAGTGCGCTGGAAAGCTCGCTCTCCCCTTTGCATTTGCTATTGGTCAGTGGGCTTCTTCTGCAGCGACTTCCGGATAGATTCCTCAAAGCGCTCCGGCCGAGAGAAATAGAAGGAGATCTCTTCGTTCGGCAAAGGCTGACCAGGCTGAGGCGGCTGGCCATCATCGCCTGTAGGTGGCTGACCGGGCGTGAACACCTCTCGCGCTAGCGAGACCACATCGTCACGCAAGTGCCCGAAGCCGACTTTGGCGTCCTGATAATCGGCGAGAAAGCTCGCCGCCGAAGATGCAATGGTTATCGTTGAAGCCACGATGACAGCTCCAACTTGAATTTTGGCGAGAACCGAGCCAGCCTCGTAGCTGATACTGATGACAGTCAAGCGTTCAAGCAGCAGAAGCTGTTCATCTACTCCCAAGGTTTCCGAACGCCGCTCTGGCTTGAATGCGAACTCGCGAGGATTGACCCCGTCCAAGCGGGTTTGAAGAATACCGAGCCGTTCGACGAAATAGGGTAAGTCGTTCGACTGTGCGCCAGTACGAACGAAGTCAGCAAAGTTGCGGTCGGACAATCGATAGGAAATCGTCCCAACATAGGCGGTAAAGCGACCTTCGCCCAATTTCGAATCTACCATCGCGAACAGCTCCAGGATGACGCAAGCTACTGGTATGCGGGATGTATTGCCGCTGTGAAGCGAAATCCGCCGCTGGGTGGATGAAGAGCCTCGGATCGGTGATGACTGAAAGGCGGGCACCACGGGGTTTCCGGTTCCTTCTGCGCGACATTCGTATGCTGGCGGGCGAAGCGCGGGACATCGCCAGCGACAGGGCCGGATTTTTGGGAAGCCACCCGGAAGCCGGAGCCACTCGCGCGCTGCGCAAACCCCAATGAACGCTGGCCTTCCGACCGGACACCGCTGGTGGCCGCTGGACCCCGCGTGGAGTCCGGCCCGGCATCCGGAGTCCGGAAGCCACCGGCATCCACCCGACCGAGGAACCTTGCCCACCATGACGCTGAGCTTCGCCCCGGACGCGATCGAGACCTGGCCGCTGTCGCGCCTCCAGCCCTACGCGAAGAACGCGAAGGCGCACGGGGCGGACCAGGTCGCGAAGATCGCCGCCAGCATGGCCGAGTTCGGCTGGACCGTGCCGTGTCTCGTCGGCGAGGACGGCGAGCTGATCGCGGGACACGGGCGCGTGCTGGCCGCCACACAGCTCGGGCTGACCGAGGCGCCGGTGATCGTGCTCGGGCATCTGACCGAGGCGCAGCGCCGGGCGTATCGGATCGCGGACAACAAGCTGACCGAACTCGGCACCTGGGACGAGGCGCTGCTGTCTGCGGAACTGAACGATCTGCTGGCCGAGGATTTCGACCTGTCGCTGGTCGGCTTCTCGGACGGCGAACTCGACAAGCTGCTGGCTTTCGTGCCGGAGGGGGACGTTGAAGAAGGTGGCGCCGGGGGCTCCGTGCCGCCGGTAACCATCCCCGAGCCGCCGCGCAATCCTGCGTCGCGTACCGGCGATCTCTGGATCCTCGGCGACCACCGGCTGCTCTGCGGCGACAGCACCAGCGCGGCCGATGTGCGCCGCCTGATGAACGGCGAGCGGGCGATCCTGTTTGCCACCGATCCGCCCTATCTGGTGGACTACGACGGCTCGAACCATCCGACCCGCAACAAGGACTGGTCCGCGTCCTATGGCACAACTTGGGACGACTCCTCTCAGGGCGCGGAGCTCTACGACGGCTTCATCGCTGCGGCGGTCGCCGAGGCCATCGCCGAAGACGCCGCCTGGTACTGCTGGCACGCCTCGCGCCGCCAGGCGATGCTGGAGGCCTGCTGGGAGAAGGCGGGCGCTTTCGTCCATCAGCAGATCATCTGGGTGAAGGATCGTGGGGTTCTCACCCGCTCGCATTACCTCTGGAAGCACGAGCCGTGCTTCATGGGCTGGCGTCGCCCGAACCGTCCGCCGAAGGTGGCGGAGCAGACGCTGCCGTCGACATGGGAGATGCCGTCCTTCGCCAAGGACGAGCGCCCGGACCACCCGACGCCGAAACCGCTCGACGCCTTCGGGATCCCTATGCGCTGGCACGTCGCCCGTGGCGGCCTCTGCTACGAGCCGTTCTCGGGGTCCGGGTCGCAGATCATGGCGGGCGAGGCCAACGGCCGCCGGGTCTTCGCGATGGAAATCAGCCCGGCCTACATCGATGTCGCCGTGGAACGCTGGCAGGCCGAGACCGGCCGCGACGCGATCCTCGACGGCGACGGTCGGAGCTTCGCGCAGGTAAGGACCGAGCGGCTGGGCGACGACGCCGCCCCCGCGGCAGATACGCCGGACACGGACGCCGCCCCCGAGCCCGCGCGAAAGCGCAAGACCGCTGCGTGACATGCATGACCTGGCTCTACCTTCCTCCGGACGCGCTTCCGGAACCGGAGACGCATGCCTCTTCGGCCTCTCCTTCTGTTCCGGCGCAGGCGGGCTCGACCTCGGGCTCACCATCGCCATCCCCGGATATCGTGCTGTGGGCCATGTCGAACGGGAAACCTACGCCGCAGCAACTCTTGTGGCGCGGATGGAAGACGCGTCCCTGGATCAGGCTGTTGTCTGGGACGATGTTGCCACCTTCGACGGCCGCCCGTGGCGCGGCGCGGTGGACATCATCACTGCGGGTTATCCGTGCCAGCCGTTCTCTGTCGCGGGCAAGCGCCGGGGCGCCGACGACCCGCGCCACCTCTGGCCCCATGTCGCCCGCATCATCGGTGAAATTAAACCGCCCTTCGTGTTCCTCGAAAATGTCGCCCATCATCTCCGCCTCGGCTTCCCCGAAGTCGCCAGCGGACTGGTCGGCATGGGCTACCGCCTTGCGGCAGGCCTCTTCACGGCGGCGGAAGTCGGCGCGCCCCATCGACGCGAGCGGCTGTTCATCCTTGCCATTCGAGAAGGCGACACGCTGGCCGACCCCGCGCGCCTGCTCTGGCACCCGGTCGAGTGGCGGCAACCGGACGGAACTGCTGTGTCTCTGGCCGACGCCGAGGGCCAGCGCCAACGAGAACCGGCAGACGAAACCCACGCCGTCGCAGGAAGCGGGTCAGCACGGCATGAACCTCGCGACGACCGCCGCGCTCTGGCCGACGCCCCAGATCGACAGTTTCCGCAGTCGGGGTGGCGAGCGGAAGGACGAGAAGGGTCTGGACCGGATGGCGCGGGACTGGCCAACGCCGATGGCGAACGACGGCTGCAAGCCGAGCGCAGGCAATCGCAAGACGGCCGATCTGACCCATGCGGCGGGGATGTGGATGACGCCGACGGCGCGCGATCACAAGGATGGGGCGACGACACTGGCGAACACGCCGGTGAACGGGTTGCTTGGCCGCCAGGTCCTGGTGACGCCGATGGCTGGGAGCGATACCTGCGATGTGCGCCGGACCTTGAACCCGCTGTTCGTCGAGGCGCTGATGGGATGGCCCACCGGGTGGACCGGCTTCGCCTCTGTGGCAACGGCGTGGTCCCTCTGGTTGCAGCGCATGCGCTGCGAACTCTCGCGGCTGAGCTGCTGGCCGATGGATGAGGTCGGAAGTTCGTTTTCTGAACCCCAGCTGTATGCTATCAAAGTCTAGGGCTTTAGTGAGACTCGAGCATGGCACTTTGGAACTGGTTCAAAAAAGCACCGGAGCCTGACCGACTCACCGTCAGTGAGATCATGGAGAACCGTCTTTTCTTCACTCGCAAGAAGAATAGACACGGGTATGTTGTTGAGGCTGAAAAATCTATCGACGAAGCATTTCATCTTTTTCGGCTGGAGCTATTTAAACTCCGAATGGCGGAAATTGGTGTATCAGATGATTGGGTAAAGCAAAACTCTCCGATCAAAGTTGAAGTAGAAGACCTCCCGGAGCTCAGTCAAATGAGCAGGCGAGAGCTCGATGCTTTGACAAGGAAGCTCCAGTCAATTGAGTATCTTCGTTCAGAAGTCATCGTGGCTTCGGCTCGGCTAGCAAAGCAAGCAAAGCTTGCACGACATAGGAAACATGAGGCCGAGGCGGGTCAGGCGGAAGGGCCAAAGAAAGACTTAATCTGATGAAAGCAGAAGACGGAAAAGAAAGTCAAGAGGATCATCGACCGCAAGCTTGGTCGTACGATCTTTTGGTTGAATCTTTATGTGCGTCGATTGGTAACGATCTGAATACCTCATCTGGAAAGTTAAGAACCCTATTGGGAACATCTCATGGGTATTTTTCCAAGTCCGCCATGCAGGAGTACGAGTCGCACCTCAGCGAAATGATACAGTCAGCGGGAATTAAGCCTCATTCCGACACGATTAACGCATTTGCTCACGCCTACGCATCTGCGCTCATATACGTATCGACCAGTCAATATCTATCGGAAAACTTAGGTGGGCAAGTGGCTACCGTTTTGGGAAATATGAAGGAAACCAGCTACAGGGAAGTGATCGGATTGAAGGGAGACACAAAGGCCGACTCGATCAAGGATCAGCTAGACAATGCCCTCGGAAGAGATGTGGGGCGCTACATCATTTCAACCGGAGGCGGAGTTTCCGACATTCCGCAAGTCTTGGTGGATCGCTATTTTAATGGAGACTTTTATCTTCTGGAGCCGGACGAAGCCACGATCGTGCACAGTGATGGATTGCCATTTGGGACGGTTGTCGGCGGTGATTTAATCATTGAAGGGGCGCCATCTCATTTGTCATTGGAATCAAGAGATGAGCTTTATAGCCCCGATTTTGGCTGGCCAGACCTTGAAGCCAGTCTGGATAACTTGTTTGAAAATGGCATAACAAGCCAAACTTCGCTTGATATAAGTGGTTATGATATTTTCGGTTTTAGTCACTTCGACTATGGCATCGAGAGCTCCAGTGATCACCTCGAGAACGACGACTCAGGTCAGGGCGAACACTCAAGTGACGGTAGCGATCGGCATGACGCCTATGACAATGACTTGCAGGAGGGAATAGAAATGAACGATCTAAGTGATGTTGGTGGATATTCGTCTGGTGTTGCCGCCAATGAGAGAGATGGACAAAGTGGTAACTTTAACAATCTCGATCACCGGAGCCCCGGGAATACATCAACCTAGTATTCGCTTCTCTCTTCAAGTAACAAAAGATTTCGCTCAAGCCTTGTACTTTCACTCGGCGTGTTCGCCTTCCTTGAAGGCAATGTCGGTGATCTCGCGCAGCTTGGCGCGGTAGTGGTTCAGGGTGCCGACGTCGCCCCAATGGATATCGTCGGGGCTGGTCGCGAAATGGTCGGCGCTGAGGGCCACAAGGCGCTCCAGCATCGCGTCGATCTCGGTCTTGGCGGCGATGAAGGCGTCGAGGGCTTTGGCGTTGTCGGTCGCGCGGTGGGTCATCTTGGTGGCTCCTTGGTCAGGTTGCATCGTTGCGTTGGACCCACCTTCGCTCTGTCTGCGATGCTTATCAACGAGATAAGCATATGTTTTTGAATGATAATCGGAGCAGCCAATGCAGGGCATGAGCGAGCGCCAGTACGCCGCGCATGTCGGCCTGTCGCGGGGCGCGATCCAGAAGGCGAAGACGGCTGAACGATTGGTGCTGTTCGCCGATGGCAGCATCGATGCCGAGGCCAGCGATGTGCGCCGGGCGGAAACGACCGACCCGTCGAAGACGCGGAAGCAGCACGAACCGAAGTTGAAGCCGGTACCCGAGGCGGCCGTTGCTGCTGTCGGCGATACGCTGCGCGAGCAGGGTCTGGCGGTGCCAGCGGTCGGTGGTGGCACCACTTACCTGCAGGCCAAGACCGCCAACGAGGTTCTGAAGGCGCAGGAGCGACGTATCCGGCTGCAGAAGCTGAAGGGGGAGTTGATCGAGCGTGCCCGGGCGTTGTCGCTGGTGTTCCGGCTGGCTCGGGAGGTGCGGGACGCATGGGTGAACTGGCCCGCGCGCTCGTCTGCGCTGATGGCGGCAGAACTGGGGGTCGAACCGGCCGCGATGCAGAAGGCCTTGGAAAAACATGTCCGCGCCCACCTCGACGAACTTGCCGAGGTCCGGCCTGATTTCCGGTGATGATGACGGTCTGACGGATTTCGACGGCGCAGCGGAGATCCTGCGCACCTGGGGCGCGGGGCTGACGCCTGATCCCGATCTGACGGTGTCGCAATGGGCGAACAAGCATCGGATGCTGTCGGGTCGCGCATCGGCTGAACCGGGGCGCTATCGCACGGCGCGCACGCCTTACATGCGCGAAATCATGGACCGGCTGTCGCCCGGCGATGTGATGCAACGCATCGTGTTCATGAAGGCGGCACAGGTCGGCGCGACCGAGGCGGGGAACAACTGGATCGGCTTTGCCATCCACCAGGCGCCGGGCCCGATGCTGGCGGTCCAGCCGACGGTGGAACTGGCGAAACGCAACTCGCGCCAGCGGATCGATCCGCTGATTGATGAGAGCCCGGACCTGCGGGAGCGGGTGAAACCGGCCCGGTCGCGGGACGCTGGCAACACCATGCTGTCGAAGGAATTCGCGGGCGGCATCCTGATCATGACGGGCGCAAACTCGGCAGTCGGGCTGCGGTCCACCCCGGCGCGCTACATCTTTCTCGACGAAGTCGATGCCTATCCCGCCTCGGCCGACGAGGAAGGCGATCCGGTCACGCTGGCCGAGGCGCGGTCGCTGACCTTCGCCCATCGGCGCAAGGTGTTCTTGGTCTCGACGCCCACCATCCGGGGGCTGTCGCGCATCGAGCGCGAGTACGAGGCCAGCGACCAGCGCCGGTTCTTCGTGCCGTGCCCGCATTGCGGCGCGATGCAGTGGCTGAAGTTCGACCGGCTGCGCTGGCAGAAGGGCCGCCCCGAGACGGCGGAATATCACTGCGAGGGCTGCGAGACGCCCATCGCGGAACATCACAAGACGGCGATGCTGGAAGCGGGCGAATGGCGGGCTACGGCCACCGCCGCCGATCCGACCACGGTCGGCTACCACCTCTCGGCGCTCTACTCGCCGATCGGCTGGCTGAGCTGGGAGCGGATCGTGCGGGCATGGGGCGCGGCACAGGGGTCGGACGAGGCGATCAAGGCGTTCCGCAACACGATCCTCGGCGAGACATGGGTCGAGACCGGGGAAGCTCCCGACTGGCAGCGGCTTTACGACCGGCGCGAGCGCTGGACATCCGGCACTGTGCCTGCGGGCGGGCTGTTCTTGACCGCCGGGGCGGATGTGCAGAAGGACCGGATCGAGGTCGATGTCTGGGCCTGGGGTCGCGGGCTGGAAAGCTGGCTGGTCGATCACCTGGTGATCGAAGGCGGGCCTGGCGATGCCGCCTGCTGGCAGGGGCTGTCCGCTCTGCTGGGGCGTAGCTGGACCCACGCGCATGGCGCGCCGATGACCATCACACGGCTGGCGATCGACACCGGGTTCGAGACCAGCGCGGTCTATGGTTGGGCCCGACAGGCCGGGTTTGCACAAGTGGCACCGGTCAAGGGCGTGGAAGGGTTCAACCGGGCCAGCCCGGTCTCGGGTCCGACCTTTGTCGACGCGACAGTTGGTGGCAAACGGCTGCGCCGCGGCGCCCGGCTCTGGACCGTGGCGGTCTCGACCTTCAAGGCCGAGACCTATCGGTTCCTGCGGCAGGACCGTCCGACCCGTGAGGAACTGGCAAGCGGTGCTGTGTCTCCGCCGGGAACCATCCATCTGCCCGGCTGGGCAGACAGCGAGTGGCTGAAGCAGCTGGTGGCCGAGCAACTGGTGACGGTGCGCAACAAGCGCGGTTTTGCCAGGCTGGAATGGCAGAAGCTGCGCGAACGCAACGAGGCGCTGGATTGCCGGGTCTATGCCCGGGCGGCCGCATGGATCACCGGGGCCGACCGATGGTCCGAGGCGCACTGGCTGGACCTGGATCGACAGGTGGCGGCGCCGATCGAAGACGGCATTGGGCCGGGACAGGCCGTGGGTCGCCCGGTGCGGCCGACACGACAGCGGCGCGCGGTGCGCTCGAGCTACATGGGGTGAGAACGATCGAGACCTTTTGTCAAAGCAGGCAGCACTTCTTGAATTTCCTGCCGCTGCCGCAGGGACAGGGATCGTTGCGGCCGACCTTGGGCATCTCGCGCTGGAAGGGTTCGCTGGCGAAGTCCGTCAGCCAGTCGTCGTGATGGCCGCGTTGCTTTTGGTCACTCTGGTACTTGTCGGAAAAGCAGTACCAGCCGGACAGCTCGTCGATGGCGCTCTCGATGGGTCGGGTATTGCGGCTTTGGTGAAACCAGCTGGACGTACCGGTCCCGACCGCCTCCTGCAGGGTGCGCCGGAAGTCGTCGACCGTCGAAAGGTCCGGGGAAATCCATTCGTCTTCGTAGGCCTGGACGACCATCGGCTCCAGATGGGCAAGGCCGAGTTCGGCCACCGCGAAGGCCCAAGTGTCCCACAGTTCCTCCGGTTTTTCCATGTCGGCTGAAACGAACGCCTCCATGTATGCCGCGATGTCGGGGGCCTTTTCCGGATGGCGCCGTGCGATCATGACCAGCGCGTCAATCATCTGGCTGCGCACGAAAACGTCGGCTCCCGCATCCTCGACGACCTCGAGGATCGGCGTCAGATCGCCGTCGAACACCCCGGCGATGACCCGGGCC